TGAACCTGGATAGTTTTTTTCTATATTTGTATTTTGTTCCGACATATTGTTCACCTCCTAGTGATATATACCTTAGTTAAATAGGTCGGTATTTGTGAGGAAACGACCGCCCCATAGGGATTTCTGAACCACTTGTGGTGATTCCTGTACGATCTCGCCTAGATCGCCAGACTTGCGGAAAGCAGTGTCTTGTTCTACAAGATCTACTCGCTTGCCAAACTCATTAAAGTTACTCTTAATATTGTTAACATCAGATGTTACTGTATCAAGAGACTTTGTTACTGCTGCTACCTGCTCATTAAGAGACTTAATAGTTGCAGCAAGATCGCCAAAGGCATTAGTTAGAGAAGCGTTAATTTCTGAAACTGCCTTAGCAACTTCTTCTTTAACTTCTGCAACAGCATCTGCTGCTGGTTCTGACTTCTCTACTTCTACTGCTGCTTCCTCTGCAACAGGAGAATCTGCACCACCGTCAACTGCTTCTGCTGTAGGTGCTTCTTCGGCAGCCACAACTTCTTCAGCAACTGCAGGTGTTTCAACAACATCTGCTGGTTGTACCTCTGGAGCAACCTCTGCATTTTCAACTACAGCATCTACGGCTGTTTCTGTTGATTCTGTCATTGGATTTACCTCCTTAGTAATCTTAATTGTACTAATGCCTTTAGCACTATCAACTAAGAACTTTATCATTTCAGTATTTTCTTTATCATTTTTTTCTATAAAACCTATATTTTGCATCTTGTTGCCATTGGTTGGACTTACTGCTGAATCAGAATCTGATACCATAACAATACCGCTTTCTGAATCCCAGAAAACATTTTCAATCTCTGTCTTTGATAAATATCCATCAACAACGTTTTGACCATTTACTTTTTCAATAGATACAATATTTGCAAACTGATTTGCTGGATTATCAACAAGAGAAAGTTCATGTAGTTCATAATTCTTAATTACACGAATTGACTTATCCATTTTTTCATCATAGGCATCATCCCATGACTTAATATTTCCACCGATTGAAAAACCAGTATATGTTCCGTCTAAAACCTTTTCCCATGCATCCTGTGCACCCTTTGAAACGTATGCAGATACATAAACTCCGCTATAAAACTTTTTATCATTTGGATCAAAATATTTGTCTTCTTTAAATGAAACAATCTTTCCAACTGCTGATGGTTGGTGCATTTCACGAAGATTGCCACGGAAGTTTTTAAATGCATCTACGCTAGATTCTGTTGTTACAATATCCCCTTGGCGATCAACGTTGTCAAGCGTTGCAAAACCTGACACCATACGGCGTTCAACATCTACTTTTCCGATGGGCATTGAGAGGCGAACATTGTCACCTTCAGTTACCCAATGAGCCTTATTTATTAACATAGCCTTCCTATTATAGCATTTGTTTATAAGGTTTTCTCATCTATTGAGATGCTCTTCCTTCTCCTTGTGGATTACGTCCAGAAACTGTTGTTGTTGAATCAGAATTATTATTTGTTCGTTCTGAATCTCTTTGTCGTGTACCTGCTAAATTTGCTCTAGCATCAGTTGCCTGTCTTGGAGACATAATAAATGGTTCATCCCCGTCTGCTCTTTGTGGCAAGTCAAGTTTTTCACGAGCCTCGTTTGGAGTCATGACTTGTGTCTTTACATATCTTTCAAGAATCTGAGACTGTGCAATTTCATCAGTTAGTGTCAACTCATTAAACTTTAACTCAAGGACATCTGTCTTTTCCTTAATAATCTTGTTCACAATCTTTTCTAAATGCCTTTGTGCTGGACGAGATACCTGTTCTTTAAATGTGCGATCCTGAGATAGTGCTGCTGCAATACCGCCAGAGTCTGCACCACCAAGTTTGGACATTGGAACTTGATGAGCAATTAAAATGTCATCACGATTCTGCTTACGATACTCTTTAAATGATCCATCTTGAATACCATTTTCAATTGGCTCCATCTTAAACTCAACCTTATTGGTATCAGTATCGCCAGGAAGTGGTATGTAAAGAGTTCTGTGTGATTGAGCCTTTAACCCAGTCTGAAGGAATCTGAACATCTTGTCTTCGGCATCCCCTGAAAGTTTTGCTCCCTTGAGAGTTACAACATATCTTGGAACAGCCTTATTTTCAAAGTAGTCAATATTATACTGAGATGCAAGTTGGTCTCCCACTAAAGATGGCATTGCTGCAATAATGTCTGGAATTCCATAAAATGTATTTAATGGTGAGTATTCTTTAAGATGAATAATCTCATTTGGTCTTGGGTCTGTTCCCATTGGATTTGGATTCTTTGCGCTAAAGTTTCTAAAGTAAACTACCTTCTGTCCAATGATTTGAACAAATCCGTCACGAAGGCGACGAACACGAACAGTCGTTGCTGGAATATGACCAACATATCCAATCTCTCCTGCTGTTGTTCTTCCTACTTCAATAAATCCATTTCCAGTTGCCTGAAGATCTGTATAAACCTTTTCCATTGTTTTAGTAAAACTGTCATCATCATTAAGGTTCTCTAGCCAGTCACGTAATTCAATTTTCATTCTTTCAATACGACGACGTGCACGATCAACGGCTGCTTGGTCATCGTTATTTTCAAAACGTAACATAGTTCTATCTGTTACATCAAAACGGTATCCAAGACCAACAACATTTTCTACCTTGGCATCAATTGCAGCATGATTAGCAAAAGATGTGTCATAGAAGTTGGCCAACTCATACATATTGTATGGTGGTGTGATTACGTCAAACAATCCATAACCATTACGATATACGGTACCAGGATTAATTTGTTTTGATCCAGCATCAACACCTGAAGGAGTTACATTTGCAGCATTTAAATATGCTTCATTGCCTTCTGGGTTAACATACTTTGACATGTTGCGTGTTGTTCTACGACGGAAGTTTTGATCAAGACCAGCATAATCTTTTAAATTTTCCCAAGACTTATTAAATGGGTCTTGAGACTTAAAAATATTTTCATCACGCTCTTGCGTATTTAATCCTGCACGTACGTATTCTTGATCAGCCATTTTCGTATGCATCTCTTCCGTGTTTGTCTAATGTTTGTTGTGCTGCATGCCAAGCACCAAGGTCATTCATTGAAGGAATCAAACCAGCCTTTAGTCTTTCTTTTTGTTCAGAGTACTCTTCTTCACTAATTCTGTGTAGTCCAGGAACAAATACTGCCTTGCCTTCTCCATCATCACCGTATGAGATTGCAGCACTTCTTAGTTCAGAAATCTTTGAGAGATCCCCTCGCTCTGCAGGTATGTTTAAAATTGACCCTTCGTCATCAGTAAACCATTTTCCATTTGACTTCTTATATACATATAGTCCCCAGTCATAGTGCTTTTCAATTACCTTGCGTCGCACATTCTTTACATAGGGTTTACCAGTTTTTGGATTAATTAACGATTCCATAGCCATAAGTATAGCAGATTATACTGGTGTAGAGATACTTGTTGACCACTCTGTCTCTGTATATACCTTGATTAATTCTGGTGCATACGATATTCCCTGGGAATCATCAACAATAATCTTATTAGTTCCAGTATAGGTTTTATAAATATCTGATGGATTTACAAAATAAAATTCTGTTTGTCCTAGATTAAGCACACCATCCCATGTAAAACTATTTAACCAGAACTGCCACTGAAAGGTTGTAACTGTGTCTGTCAAAACCTTGAGCCAAGGTCGCTTTGCACTGCTCTGAACTTCTCTAATACTGTTTGCCTGATAGTATGCAATATTATTAAATACCGCTGGGCCTGTAAGATTAATATTTCCAAGATATGAGTCAAATAATAAAGATACCGCAAAAGATATGCCAATAACTGACCACTCTTTAATGTTTACGACTGGTTCTCTAACTATTGATCCGTTCAGATAAAATGATATACCCTCGTAAGGAGTTCCTGATGCATTTAGAGCAAAGAGTCTTCCTCTATTACCAGAATCGCTGTTGGCTACTACGTAAACTTTGACAGTTCCCTGCTTATGATTTATTTCAAATAGTTCAACTGGATCTGCTGGGAAAAAATCTTTGTCATATCTAAACCATAATTGGGTTGCGCTAATTCTATAATTTGAAGCAAGTTGGCTATTTATTGGGAAAGAGATTCCACGATTAATTAAATTGTTTTGCTCTCCTCTTATCTCTATACCTGAATTTTTTGTTAGATATAGATATGGTGTGCTTTCTTTATAGATGCTAAATGGGTTCTTCGTCTTGTAGTCATAATAGATTCCACTCTTTTTATATGGGAAAAGATCTACGCCAAATCTTGTGCCAACTGGATTTGATGAATTACTATTTAAGACTTGTGATGCAAATTGAAGTTTATTTAATAGTATTGGCTTTGTTAATATTCCACGACTTGTAATCTCTAAATTGTATACAATTGCTAAAGAGTTAAAGTCAATGTTCTGTTTTGGATATATAATTGTATTGTTTATAATTTCAAACTTTGTAGTTTCCCAATCAGTATGGTCGTTTAAATCAATAATATTATATTGGTTTGGCTTCACTATGTCGGCATACTCTTCAACAGAGTTGGCCCCATCTATTACATACTGAAATGTTGCATAACTTTTAATTTCTGAGTTAGTTGTATCATAATAATATTCTCCACCAGAATCTTCTGTAAGTTCGGCAGGCGATGGATATCCAATATTAAATTGTAAAAAGTCTAAATCATAATGACTGCTGCCAGTCTCATCAGTTACATATTTTGCAAAATAAGAAAGTGGTAGATAGTCTTGCCAGTACGAAGCAACACCAATATCTAAGAAATATTTACCATAAGACTCTGTTGGCAAAAGGGTATAACTTGCTGTATGATCAAGAAGTTCTTGGCCAGATGATGCTATTGCAATTCCATTATCTGCAAAGTGAGTTGCAACATATGAAGCATTTATTGCTGTTGAAAGTCCAACTGAATAAATTCTTCCACTAAAAACATTGGCTGTTCCATCTCCACCAACGTATAGATTTAATCCATTTTGATTGCCAAAAAATGCAGCAAGATTTCCACCATAGTTATTGACTAATGAACTTATCTGGAATCCAGCAGAAAATAATGCAGCATCTGGTATTCCATCTTCTTCAACATATATTTCTTCTTCTACCCCATTATAAAATAATGTATAAACTATGTCTGCGTCTAGTGTCTTTACTTCAAAATAGTTTCCATTTTGTGAGTTAACAATTTTTAATAATATTGTATTATCTTCAGTGTTATTTATTATTGAAAATACTCCGTACACTGTGTGGATTTGATCAGCCAGAATGTTTAGTCTTGAAAAGTTAATGTATGAGTTTATTGAGTTCCAACTAGCATTTGGTCTTAAGCGTATAAACTTGTTGTCTAAAAATGGCCCTGAGTCAATAGTTTGTAAATCTTGATTATCTGCATACAGTTCATCCAACGTCTTGTTACCTAAAAATATTTCTGGTAAAGAATACTCTGGGGTTCTTAGTGTCGTTGCCGTAGTTAATAAATTATCAAATGTGCCCTGCTGCCATTGTGCAAAATCTGGATAATTATAATTTACAGCATAGTTTGAGAATGGATAGTCAATAAAGGCTGTGGTTCCACCATAGGCTGAGTTAATTCCTTCTGGAGAGATAACTCCTTGGCCATATACCCATCTACGTTTTGCTAATGTGACTGGAACCTGATATGAATAAATGGCAACACAATCAACTTCAAATGGTGATATATCTGCAGATGAATAAAATCCTACCCAGTCTTGATTATTACCGACATCTCCAGATTCTTCAGATAGTTCTGTTGGAAGTACAAGGTTTGATGTATCAAGAGTTAAAGATAAAACTTCTTCGCCATTTATTAAAAGTGATGCTGAGTTTCTAATTAAACGAATATGAATAAGCATTGGCCTGTACCACTCACCAACAAAGTGAGATGCAAATTGATCTCCAATAACCAATGTTATAAATCCACCCTCAACATACAAACCATCTTCAGAAGCAATTGGCCCAAATATTCTAAATGGTGCTGATGTATTGGCATTTATTCTTGCCCAAAATTCTACAGTGTAATCATTATGCTGTCCTTTTTGATTTAAAAATCCTTTTCCAGGAAGAATGAGTGATGCATCACTATATGGTTTTAAAACTGTAACTCCAGATGCACCGTATACAAGTGGTATACCAGAGTTAACAGCATAAAGTTTTGATTCTGCAATGTAGTAAGCGCTATCTTTAGCAATACCATACGCCTGTGCCTCAACAGCATCTAGCCCACCATACTGACTAACTTCTGCTGGGACTGTTGTTGTGTTTAGTCCAAGTGAGTTTACTTGAAACTCTTCTGACCACTGACCTAGGGATAGTCCATTAAAATAAAATTGATTTTCTGATGTATTTGATGCACCTTCAATAATTCCAACAACTAAAACTATTCTTAAATTAGCATTTACGTTTGGTTTTTCAAATGTTTCAGATATATATGACCATCTATTATTAAAAATTGTTGAAAATGTTTTTAAGTTTTGAACAACTTGCATTGTGCTTGGATCCGTGTATTCATATCCAATTGAAACATTTCTTAAATAAATACTATTTGAGTAAAAATATGTACCTATAGAAAATGTTTCTAAGTCATCATTGAGAGTATTGATATTAATAATTGTTGGACTAATTGCCGTAATATCCATTGTTGGATTAACAGATAGATTTCCAGTCAATATTGTTGTTACACTATCAGCAAATGGTTCTCCAGTAATAGATGACCCAGATGAAGTTGCACCATTGGTTATGGTCCATCCACTGTTTATATTACGTTGATTTTCTGTAATTAAAGAAATGTAGTCAAGTTGATCGTCTAATGCCCAGAGAACTAGTGGGTGCTCAGAATAAATCTTCTCTGCATATAAGTTTGATGGATTAGACATTTTTCTCCTATTCCACTATTATAGCAGGGTAAACATTAATTTCTAGGAATCCACAACTTTTCATTACCCTTATTGTGATACCTTGCCATAACAAATAATAGATCCGATAGCCTATTTAAATATTTTGCAATGTTTATATTTAGTCCTTTTACCTTCCAAACCTCACGTTCTGCCCTTCTTACAATAGTTCTTGCATTATGCAATGGGCCTGTAGGCAAAACAAAAGAATGAAGTGGCTCAAGATATTGGTTGTAGTCATCAATTACATTTTCTAAATATATGACTCTTTCTTCTGATATTGTTATTGTTGGAGCACCAGATAGTTCTGCACCTAGATCAAACAGGTCACTTTGTATTCTATCTATAATATCGTTATAATATTCCGTCGCCATTCCAATAGCAGAGTTAGCCTCATCTATTGCACCAATTGCTTCAATTAAAGAACTGCTCTTGTCTATTCTTTCATTTGTAGCGGTAGACGTTTTGCCATCATCACCAGTCTTTGTATAAATGCGAGTTAGGTGAACCATTAGTGTCCTGTCAGAGAACGCCAAATATTTATTGTTTTTTCATTGGCTATATATAAACACAATATGGTTAAAGCAAGTTGAACTATTACTTTATAGGGAGACTTTTGTTCTACGTATCTATCTAATAGTTTCACGGAAACATTACCTTTCCATTGTTAGCCCATACAAGACCCACTGAGTCCCCTGGATTTAGATACTGTTGATCTATTGCAAGTTGTCCCCAACCCCATTCGCTTTTAGGAAAAGGAATCAATTTTTTTTCTTTAATAATAATTGCCCAATATGCTTTTTCTGATGGCATTGATTCACAAGACTCTACTTTTTTATTTGGCAATCCATTAACTCTACAAACAACGGATAGACCATATTTCTTGGTGCCTTCTATTTCAAGATTAGCCTTATTTAAAAAGTCCAAAGCGATTATCTTGCTAGGCACATCTATACATTTTGTTATTTTTGTTTCATTATCTAATATTCCATAGTCAATATAAAGATTAACACAGTCGTCATTTTTTTTGTTTATAAATAAAAAACCACTAAGAACCAACACAGTGGTTATAGTAAATAATAATATCTTTTTCATTTTTCCTTTCTAATAAAGTTTAATTTCACAAGCATCTGTAGAGCAGTATTTTTCAGATTCAGCATCAAGATTGTCTTTGCCATCATAAATAGCAGACCAGTCAATTTTGCCAATTGTTCCAACATATGAGTTATATTCTTCTCTTGTAATTTCTGTATAAGGTTGCTGTGGATAGGTTTTATTACCCATTGGCAGGAATGACACTGCTTTTAACTGCCCCTCATACATATTTAGTGCTGGAGCAACAAACTTCTTTTCTTCTTCCTTGTCAAATGATAGCGTTACAGAAACACCATTATCTGACCAATACTTTTGAGCAGTTGCTGCCAAACCAATTTTTTCAAATAGGCTTACTTGTTTTTCAGAACGCTTATGTCCTGATGCAACTGGAAAGTAAACTACTGAAGTGTTTGCTGATACTAAGTCATCTTCAATTTTATACCCTGCTGCTTTAAATAAATGAAGCATTGGATCTGTATTACCAAAACGAATAGCACGAAGATAAAACTCTCCTCCAGGTCCCCAGTGAACTCCAGGAGTTGCACCAGAAAGAAGTGACACAGAACCTGATGGCTTAACAGTAGTTACACGAACTGATTCACGAACACAAAGCCATTCTGAATATGAATGATCATATTTACGAATTGTATTATATCCTTCGTCCATCCATTCACGAATAACTGGAAGTCCATGCTCATCAGCAAAAGCAGCAATACCTGTAAGAGATGTTCCAATACGGCGATTGCGTTGCATAATACCGTTTGTTTGTTGCCAGTGTGTTGGCATAAGTGTTACAGTTTTTCCATAAAGATATGCAAACTTTAATGTTTTAAGAAAGTCTTCTTTGGATTCATGACGATTTAAGTGAACTTCTACAAGAGTACACAGTTCGTAAGATTCAAGTGGTTGTTCTGCACAAGGATTGAATCCCATAATTCTAGAATCTTTGTAGTCTGGAGCATCTGCAAGACGACCATAGTTACGAGCAACATCAAGCCAAATAAAACCTGGCTCTCCATTATCTGCAATTAAATCAACATAGTCTTCATACTTTGTTCCTACCTCTGCTGCAATAGAGTTATTAGACATCCATGCCCATCCTGGTTTTTCTGGATCGTATGAATTACGTTCTGGAAATACCTCTGGATTTTTAAGATTAATAAATGTTTCATCCCCTGGTGCTCCAAGAGCAAGGGTAGCGGAACGACGAACATTTCCAGAAACAACACATGTTCCAATAAGGTTTACAATATCTACAATTGCACGAGAGTCAAGTGTTTCTCCTGCTCTGGAGCCAATAACTTTACGAATACGTGTATGGAGATCCATAAGTGGCTGCGGACCGCTTGCAACGCCTCCAAAGCCCTTAATTGGGGCACCTAGTGGACGTATTAGGCTATAGTCAAATTCTTGAATAGACTGATTTTGACGCAAAAATGAGTTTAGAAGATATCTTACAGATTCAACCCATCCTTCACGAGTATCTGGAATTTCATAAGTAATTGATGGCTCAGTAGGTGCATAGATAGGTAGATTTTTTTCATTTCCAACAGTATCAAACCCTACACCTATACCCAACATTAATGCATCCATAACCCAAGAAAACAGAGCACCTGGATCATTACGATCAATGTCACGAGTTGAAACCATAGCACAGTTTTGAAGGGATGCAGAGTTACGCTTCTCCATAGTCATAGGAGTACCAAATGCCCAAAGACCTCTTCCTGGTGGTGTCCACTTCAATTCAAACATTCTTTGAAATGCTTCTTGAGCAGACTTTTGAGCCTTATTATCATTCCATGGTAGGCGATTATCCTTAGCATGATTTTTTTGAACTGAATACATACCCTCAATTACACGGCGACAAACTTCATGCCAGCGTTCTTTAGTTCCGTCTTCCTTCATGCGAGAATATGTACGAATAAACGTAATTTCTCCAAGTGAGTTAGATCCTGCATCGGAAAATCCAAATGGAGCAGGAGTAGTTGAATATTTTGTTACAAAATCTTCTGATAAACGAAAAGAAAAAACACTGTCAGACATAAAATTTAACGACCTCTCAAATAAAAATAATGAAGTGCTTTATGTTTTGCAAAGCACTGTCCTATTGTAGCACAAATTTTACAAATAAAAAAGTTATAATAAGCACAAAACACCAACCATAAAGATATAGTTGATGTTGAGTACTTTTGTTTTATTAAAGTTGTTTATGCTCCTGCAAGCATGAACTCGCTAAATGCTGCTCCACCTGATGAAGATGTTGCCCATCGCATACCAGCAGGTTCTCCACTATCAATAATTAAATTCTGTCCAGCATTTCCTGGCGCAAGTGAAACAAAAGTTCCTGCTCCAGTTCCTACAAGGATATGTCCTTTAGCAGTAAAGTCTGAGTTAATCATTACTGTACCGCTTAGGTTTGGCAATGTAATTGTGCGGTCAGAAGTAGGGTCTACGACTGTAAGTGTAGTTTCAAAAGCATTTGCGGTTGCACCTTCAAAAACAACTCCATCTCCATCAATAATTGGACTAGTAAGAGTCTTGTTTGTAAGTGTTTGAGTTGTATCGTGTCCAACAAGATTTGTTGTTGCATCTGGTAGTGTTAATGTTCTGTCTGCTGTAGGATCTGCAACTGTAAGCGTTGTTTCAAAAGCATCGTCTGTTGTGCCTTCAAAAATAAGTGTTTTTCCAGCAGCAAGGGCAAGATGCTCTGAAGATGTCCAAGCACTTGATGCGTTTAACCAATTAAAGGTTTTATCTGTAGTACCCTTAAGTGTTAGACCTCCACCATCTGCTGTGGTATCTGTTGGAGTATCAACGCTTCCAAGTTCAATATTTTTATCATCAACAGAAAGAGTTGTTGAATTAATGGTTGTTGTAGTTCCATTAACTGTAAGGTTTCCGCTAATTGTTAAAGATGTTAGGGTTCCAGTTGATGTGATTTCAGAAAGATTTCCTGTAGTAATAACATTTCCAGAAACGTTGGGTAGAACTATTGCTCTGTCTGCTGTAGGATCAGTTACGCTTAAGGTTGTCTCATAGGCGTCGGCTGTTGCGCCTTCAAATACAACTCCATCTCCATTAATATTTGGAGTAGTTAATGTTTTATTTGTAAATGTTTGAGCATCACTAAGTGTTGGAAAATACTCAAGGGATGCAAAGTTTGTTGTTCCATCACCAATTTTTACTTGGTCAAGAGTGGTGTTATAAGCAATTTCTCCAACTGCAAGAATTGGATTTGCACTAGCCCAGTCTGCGGTTGAACCACGTCTAACTTGAATTCTAGTTGCCATTTAATATCCTTTGCTTAGTTCTATTATATCAAAATATGTCATGCTGCAGTGCCACCATCAATTATAACATCATAACTTGAAGACGGTGTTCCTCCATCAAGTGGAGACCATGAGTCTAGCACTGCTGGAAGAGTTACACCGTTTCCATTGTACAAATATGTGTCTCCAAGAAAGCCTTGAGCATTGTGTGTGTGATCTGTAACATTTAATGTATCGTCATGATTTGCTATAGCATACCACTGAGATCCATAATAGTAGTAAATTCTATTTGAAACAGTGTCTAGATGTAGTGCTCCATTTGATGGACTACCTGGAAATGTGCTATCAACAGTAAGTGATGATCCACCACCAATACCATCAGCCGTTGTTAATGTTGTACCATCTGAAAAGGTGATACCTTCAGCAGCAACCGTTAAACCTCTTGTTACCTTAAAGTTTTTAGTAGTAGTTGCCACTGAAGATCACTATCCCTTCAGTCCACATTACGCTTCAATAAGCGTTTTGTGAACCTTTACTGTTGTTGTGTCTGATGCTGTAACTTTCAAACGAACGTTTCCACCTGAGTAATCTGCGTCTGTTGTTCCAAGTTGTGCATTGCTAATCAAATCAGCATACTCTGTTAGGTAAACGTTGTTGTTTCCATCAACGGTTACAAGAACTTCTAAAACTTCAATATCATTACCCTTTTTCATTTGCACAATATATTTTGCAGATGAATAAGTGGCTACTGCCCATGAGTCTACAACTGTTGCGCTTCCGCTTGTAATTGCTTGTGTAGCAGTTCCAATAAGAGCATCTGTCAGTGTAATAGATGTTGCAGTTGCTGCTCCAATGTCTGGAGTAGTAAGTATTGGAGATGTTAAGGTTTTGTTTGTAAGTGTTTCTGTTCCTGCAAGTGAAACAAAATCAGCGTCTGAAAGTGCAGTGTTAAATTCTGCAAGTGTTCCTGATACTGTGTTTGTTCCCAATGCAATTGACTTGTTTGTAAATGTATTTGTTGATGATGCACTTACTGTAATATCTGAAGTAAGGGCTACAGTACCAGTTGCATCTGGGAATGTAATTGTACGGTCTCCAGTTGGATCAGTTACTGTAAGTGTAGTTTCAAATTCATTTGCTGTAGAACCTTCAATAACAATACTTGCATCAGAAAGTGTAAGTCCTGAAACTGTTGGTGATGTAAGAGTCTTGTTTGTAAGAGTTTCTGAAACATCTTTAAGTAGTGTACCATTTGCATAGTATGACTTTCCAGAAGCAAGGTTGACGTGCTCAGAGAATGTCCATGCATCGGTTGCATCTACCCAGTTGATAGTTTTGTCTGTAGCACCCTTAAGAGTGATACCTCCACCGTCAGCGCCTGCATCTGTTGGAGTTGCTACTGAACCAAGTGTAAGGTTCTTGTCATCAACTGTGATTTCTGTTGAGTTAATTGTAGTTGTTGTACCATTAACTGTTAGGTCCCCAGAAAGTGTAAGAGATGTACCAGATACTGCACCAGTGAAGGTTGCTCCTGATAATGATGCCTTATTATCAATCTGTGTTTGAATAGCAGATGTTACACCATTTAGGTGTGCAATTTCTTCATCTGAAACATCTGCAACTCTAAGTTGTACTGTTCCAGTTGCATCTGGGAAAGTTACTGTACGATCTGCTGTAGGGTCACCTGCAGAAATTGTAAGTTCAAAATCATTTGCTGTTGTACCTTCCATTACGATTGCTGAAGTCAGTACTCCAAACTCAGTAATGTTATGAAGGTTGCCAGTTGTAATAACAGTACCTGTAGCATCTGGCAAAGTAATAGTACGATCTCCTGTAGGATTTGTTACTGTAAGAGTTGTTTCGTTATCATCTGCTGATGAACCTTCAAACACAATGCTTGAATCTGAAAGTGCAAGTCCTGAAACTACTGGGCTTGTGAGAGTCTTACTTGAAAGTGTTTGTGTGTCAGTTGTTCCAACCACTGAACCAGTTACACCGTGGACTCCTGTTGAAGCACCTGTGTGAGTTGTAAGGTCTGATGCTGAAGCCTTGTTTCCAAGATCAGTAGTAAGACCTGAAATCTTAGACTGAGCAATTGCTGCTGCTGAGTTAATATCTGCATCTACAATTGTGTCATTTGCAATCATTGTGCTAGTTACTGTGCCAGAATCAGCATTTGTAATTACAGTTCCTGTTACGTCTGGGAATGTAATTGTACGGTCTGCTGTAGGGTCTGTAACTTGAAGAGTTGTTTCAAAAGAATCTGCTGTTGCGCCTTCAAATACAATTGAAGTTTCAAATGCTCCAACTGCTGGGGCTGCTGCCCACTTAACGCCATTTGTTTCGCTTGAGTCTGCAGTAAGAACATATCCGTTTGTTCCTAGTGCAACTCTGGTACCAGTGTTAGATCCTGTACCAACTATTAAATCACCTTTTGCATCAAAAATTTCTTTTGTAATTACATCATGAGTGTTGACGGTTGCTGTGCTTCCTTCAACGATCAGACCATTTTTGACTCTAAAGTCTTTTGTTACTGTTGCCATGGTGGTGCTCCTTTATGTTAGGCCTTCAAACCAGTTCGGTAATAACGAACGGTTATAGGGGTTATTGATGGTGTTACCGTCATGCTAATTATACCAGCATTTAGGCTTGCAGATATCACACCTATTTCACTTCCATAGTTTGATACTGTTCCGAATTCGGAAATATTTATGTTTGTTCCGTCAAATACTAAATTAAGTTCTGTACTTTTAAAATATCCAGCAGATGCTTTTGACATCTGAATCACATACTTAATCGTTCTCCAGGTTGTTGTGTCAATTGTGTCAAATACCGTTGGATTTTCAATTCCATTGATGGTTGATGAGTTGTTTCCATCGCCACCTATGGCTTCTGCACGGTATGAAGTAGTATCAATTAAATCAGCAAAGTCTTGTCCTGTAGGCCTGTCTCCAGACTCAAATTTTGATTTTAATGTGGTTATTGGAATGATGGCCATATATGTGATTATATCATAAAATATAAAATGTACTTCCGATAACAGCAATTCCAATGGCTGGACTTGAGTTAGCAGATGAGGCACCAAAGTTTAAATTAGTGAATCTAACACGGAATGGCAAGATATTTTTAATTTGTGATGCGGTTACAGAAACTTCTCTTACGTCTACTTTGCGAGTTTCTAATTCAGTAAAACTTCTTGGTGCCATTATTAACTCTCGTATGGTCCAGTTACATCTTCAATAACTACAATGCTTCCTTTGCAAACTGTCCAAACACGAACATCATCAGATAATTGAATATCAAAAATATCACCAGTCTCAAGAGTTTCTGATTGGTTTGCTGTTAATGAAACCGTAAACTCTCCTTCATCATCTTCTGCAGTTACCACTGGAGTTAATGAAAGCAAAAATACACCAGAATCATCTGGTCTAATAATATCCATTGCAATATTCCAGTCAGGTATGTTTAATGGGAGTTTATCTGCATCTGTTACATACACCCTGAACGCTGGTGTGTCGCCTCTGACAAAGGTCCAACTGATCGTTGGTGGTGCTGAACCAATTGAAAATGAGTCTGCGCTTTGATTTCTATAGATAGCCATAATGCTTTTATTATACCACCAACTAAAGATAATAATAAAAATATTTTTATATTTATGGATAAAGGTTGACTTGTAGGTTAAATTCGTGTTATAATTAATACATGCTACCAACAGGTAGCATTTGTTCTCTAGGAGGTAATTTACAATGAGAGAAGCAAAAGTTTGGATAGTGGTTTTAGGGTTGGTTTTTTGCAGTGCCATTTTTTCTGGGGCAGCAAAAGCAACTACTGAAAACAATTTATTAAGTAAACCTGTCCTTGAGACTAAAGTCGCCACCCTAAAGGTGGCTTTTTCAGTTTCTAAGGAGGACATTCTTAAAAAGTACGAAAATGCGACATCTTTAACAGATGATCAACTTATTCAACTTTTGAAGGCTGTTGGGTTTGAGAAAAGCGGTCTTCGTAATGCCTGCGCTATAGCAAAGGCTGAAAGTAATGGTCGTCCATTGGCCTTTAACGGAAACCAAAAAACTGGAGATAGTTCTTATGGAATGTTTCAAATAAACATGATAGGAGAACTAGGTCCAGACCGTAGAGATCTATTTGAGTTGGGTTCTAATGCTGAACTGCTAAACCCAGTTACAAATGCAAAGGCTGCTCTACATATGACAAAGGGAGGCTCTGACTGGTCTTCCTGGAGTTCCGTAAATGGAAAACGGTACAAAGAGTGGTACAACAAGTACCCTTGTAAACAATAAAAATTTAATAATAAGAATGCCCCTCCATTAATTTGGGGGGGTGTTTTTTATGCCTTATACCCAAGATTTTCAAACTCCCACCACCACTCATTTCTAATTAAGTCTAAGTGTTGATCTTTAAATACTTCAGCATAGGCAATTTCTTTTGGTCTATGATTTAAAAAATTAACATCCATCTGTATTTCTGGAATTTTATGGGTTTTTAAAATTGGATTGATTTCATTCTCTATACCCTTTTCATAATATAAAACTTTATCAACAAGCAATTGATTGTCATTGTTCAAATAAATATATTTATCGCCTTTATACCAGGGTAGGTCTCCAATTTTATTATCAAAGTAGTTTTTAACTAATTCTTCTTTCTTTTCATTTGATAGACCATTCCAGTCAGATGGGTTTAGCAATATTTTTGAAGTGCTAAGTCTATGAAAAAATGCTGACAAAACTGAGTCGTATGGGTTTCTTACAAAAACATAAGATTTAACTCCAGATAGGTCTATATAATTTTTTATCTCTTCGTATTTTATGTGATGATAAAATTTATTATTTTCTCCATAATTTCTTTCCTTATGCCAACTAGGTACAATGTCTGTTGTGTTTGTTGGACTGGTAAGTTTAGTAACTATAGCGTTTTCTGGCAAAAGTTTAGATAGAACTAGTTCAAGAGATGATCCTCCAACTTTACGATTTTTTAAAAGTAAAAACTTGTGGTCTGGTGAGTAAATCATAAAAATTTACCAACTTCTTTAAAAAACCTATTAGACATTATGCTTGAAGTATTTTCATTATTCCATCTTTTTATATCATCTTTATGTTTTGTATATTCTTTATTTTCAATTACAAAGTTTAAAGTTTTTACTAAATCTTTTAAAGAGTGTGGTTCAAAAAATGACACAAACTTTAACTCACTTAAACCCTCTAAAGTTTTAAATTTTGGGACGACAACATGGTGTTCAAAAGTAAACGAGCAATGCGTTGATCCTGAATTTAGTATGTTGCTATAGGGGTATACTGCAATATCTATTAGATTAGATATCTGGTTAAATTCTTGATCATTTAAAAATTTATCTATAACAACTATGTTATTATCATTTTTAGACTCTGTTTTTAATTTGCTCATTATTTCTACATCATATCCAAGTCCAGCAATTAACAGCACTACATCCTTGTGTATTTTTTTTAACTCTAGATAGGCTTGAAAAAGCAAGTTAAAATTTTTATAAGAGTTTATTTTTGTAACTGCTCCTATAACAATCTTGTCTTTAAGCATACTCTTTTCCTCTATCTTAAAAAACTTATCATAATTTGAATGAGGAACTGTTATTATTTTTTTATGATTTATTTTTATATGTTTTTCTATTTCATCTAAACTGTTGTCAGAAAGCAAATGGATAATGTCACTTTCGTCGCTCATCTTTTGCATTAATTTAATGTCTAGTTCTAAACTTTTGCTTTGATGCGGAAGCGCATTATGAATAGTCCAAATTGTTTTTATATTTTTTTCTTTATTGATCTTATAACTAAACAACCCTGAAAAATTATTTTCAATAAACTCTTTTTTATTTTTTACAAAGTCCCAAATTGTATGTTGCCAATGAAAGTGGACTATATCTGTATCTAAAGGGATTATAAATGGATTGTCTAATTTTTGTATATTAAAGTTATTATTATGGGATTCAGAGTAAAGCATTGATTGATATTTATTGGAATGCTCAAAGTCTGGAAAAAATTTTAAATTAATCACGAGGCATTGTTAGTCTCTATTGATATTTTTCCAATAAAAGTTATGATAGTTAATGTCAAAAGTAAATCTTTTTATATGGTCAGCAATTGCACCAGTATGAAGATAAGGCTGGATTCCAGCACGTTTAACATTTTTAAAAAATGATATATCTTCACCAACAAAGTTTGCTCTACTATTTACTTCTGAAAACACAAAGTTGTCTCCAGTTACTTTTCTAATTGGTTCAATAATTGATTTATGCATAAGTATTAAACCCATACCAGCAGCATCTGTTTCTATTAGTTGATCATTTGGAAGATCTGTTAAAGACTCTATTTGCTCCATATTATTTGTAAACTTGTAAGCACATGGAATTGGCCTCATTAAAGATTTTTCTGGTTCATTTGATACAAAGTATAAACCGCTCACAATCTTTGCAGAGTCCTTATCTCCAGCCTCTAGAAGCCTTCCTAAAGACTCTATTGTCAAAACTATGT